CTTTTGGACCGCCTTTGGCATATCCGCCATCTTTCATGGCATGCGGAGCGTCATACATGGCCTTCGGGATGCCTTTTGTTGACTTTGCCGTTGATACCGTGCGACCAGTTGGGCGAGCGGGCGATGCCGGGAATGTAAATTCCCCATATTGAATATTTTTTCCCATATTATTTCCTTTTTGCGGCTGCCCGCATGTTATCTACAAGGTTGGGATAGGGGCGTCCGGCTGCTTTTGCTGCGGCCTTGGCGCTAGCTTTTGCAGCAGGCGCTAGTTTTTTTGGCTTTGGCAGGTCCTTTGGCCTTGGCTTATCCCAAGGTGCTTTTACTTTGCCTCCTTTTGCGAAGGCCATTTTATTTCCCATCATATTAGCAGTCCCATTTGTTAAGGGCAAGAGCTTTCCTGGTTGGTCGGCCCTTGTCATCTTTCATTGGACCCGGCATGCCAGACATTCGCGCGCAAAAACTGTCGCGACGTCCTGCAGCCTTGGGGCTCTTTGCCGCTTGCTTTGCAGAGACCGGTGGCTTTAGATTGCCGCCCGTCTTATTGTTGTAGGCATCACGACCTTTTTGGTTCAGTCCGCCTTTAGGATTTTGTCCTTCTTTGCGCGCCCAGACAGCTCCGCCTTTTGCAACAAACAAAGTGCCCCCGCCTTTACCAAACTTGTGGTCGTTTACCATGTTGCTATTGCCGTTCTTTTCCAAGTGTTAGTTGCGACACAAACGTAGATATAGCTTGAGTCCCAGCAAATGTCACCGGCTGTGCCAGTAGCAGAGGCGGAAGCTGGGGTCCTTGTGACGGGAATGTTGAGGGTGTTGCCAGTAATGCCAAAATTACCGTTGCTGTTAAAAGTAGCAACCGCCGCGGCCGCTGCACCTGCTGCCATCAACAAGACTTGCAGATTAAAGGCTTCTGTGCCAGAGCCTACGTTTGTGGTAACAGCAGAAAGTAAGGCGCCAATCTTGTTGTTACTAGCGGAAGTCTCGCACTGGAAAGCAAGACGGGTTCCGATACCGGCTGCCGCCGTACCGGAAGTCTGATGGCTTAAGATTGCAGCCGTCGCGGGTGTGGCCGTGTTAGCTGTTTCAACCAATAAGGTTGGAACGGAATTGGCAAAGGCTTTGATCTGGTCAGATGACAGCTTGACAGAAGTGGCCGATTGGACCGATTCAAAAAGCTCGGTGCCAACAAGCGTAGTGCCTGCAGGTAAGTCCGTGATCTTTAAGTTTGCCATGATCAGAGCGTATCAAAAGGGTTAGCGTAGTGCTTGACCATCTCAAGGACCACGGTATAAGTATCACCATTCGATGCATCAGACGTAGTGAAGAGGATGTTGCCGTTTTTGCCAGCGCCTGAGTTGTTTGTAATGCCACCAATACTAGAAAAATCATTTTGATAGTTGGTGTTGACAGCTGCTAAGAAAAACGGAACGTCAGTCGTTGCATCCCAAAGCATACGCACTTCCATGCCATGACAGACAGAAGTGATCTTGGTCACTGTAACGCCATTGCAGGCGATGCCAAGGTTGTTGGGATTGAGTGAAGCCACGTTGACTTTGGTCACCGCGCTTTCACCAGTGCCATCACTGATGTTTGTAAATTTCATGATGACCAAACGCTCACCATCAATAAGCGTTTGGCTTGTGACTGCGTCAGCCATACTTTTCTCCTAAAGACGGGGGCCAAAGCCCCCTGGTTAATTAGGCCTGAGTTACGCCAAGAGCGCCAACGCGGGTTGAGTTAGGTCCAACAGCAATACCTGGCAGCAACACGCCCATGACCGTGCGAACGATGCCATTCGATGCGGTGCCTGGAACGTATGTGCCGCGAACGTCGCCGGTGGTGGTAGTGGCTGTATCAGTATCTGCTGCAACAAACGTGCCGGTGTCTTGGGCAAGCGTACTGTTGGTCTTCACGCTTGCAACATACGCCACGTTAGTCACTCGCACTGGGATGCCAAGGATGTCAGTAGTGCCGACAGTCAAGGCTGTTCCAGTTGCGCCAGAGGTTGTGATGCCACTGATCTGATAGAAAGCTTTCTTGCCGTTAACAGCAGTGCTAACCGCTGCGCTAGACGTGATTGCTTCGCTCATGGCTTGACCGTAGTAGTCGTAGCCTGACACAGTGATAGTGGCAGGAGCCACACCCAAGGTGTAAGTCAGGCCTGTTGGCGTACCAGCAGTTGTCACCACTGCAGCACCTGCCGTAGTGGTCAGGGTAGCTGAAGTAGCTGTCACAGCGGTCAAGATGTAGGTTGTTGGGTTTGTGTAGCCAGTGATTGTGCCAGTGCCACCCAAAGTACCAGAGATGGTCAAACGTTGACCGGTAACCAAACCAGCTTGTGAAGTAAATGTGATGCCGCCGGTTGTGTTGGCAATCACGACGCTTGACAAAGTTGAGGCTGCTGCAGTAGAGGTTGTCACTCTAACAGCGCGAGGGCAATCAACTTGCAATGTAGACACGCCGCCAGCTGTGGTTACCGCTTTCACAGAGGTACCGGCAGTCAAGGTCAAAGAACCTGCTGCAGCTGGAGTTTGAGAGGCGGCAATGTTGTTTGCAACCAAGGCTTGAGGTACAACGTCCCAAACAAAGATGCGACCAAGTGGTCCAACACCAAGATCCATTGGAGCTGGGTTACCATATTGAATATTGGTATGCAAAGTCAATGCAGTGGTGTTTGCAATGTTAATGGCTTGGTTAAGCGTGTAAGTACCTGCTCCGCCGTTGCCGGTGACAAAGGCTGTGATGTAAGTGCCGTCGGTTACGCTAGTGCCGTCGACGTACATACCCACAACGATAGGAGCGCCAAAGCCAACGCTTGTGATCGTCAGGGTTGAGGAAGATGAACCACCGGTACCGCCGACTGCTGTGGTACTGTAGTTGCGGAGGCCGGTACCCATGAATGTTTGGGCGCCGCCGAGGAATAAGTCGTCTGAATATTGAGGCATGTTGTCTTCTCCTTGAAAAGCTTGACAAATTAAAAAATGAAAAGAAGGGGACTTTCGCCCCCTTCTTGTTTACAGACCTGGAGTACCGTAAATGGTACGGGGGTCAGTCCAACCTGGAATATAACGCTCGGTAGCCTTGTAGCGCATAGAGTCGGTTTCAAAATCACCTTCCATGCTCTTCTCAAGCTTACGGCGCATCATCAACTGCAAGCCGACCTTAGCATCTGTCTGCACCCACCAAGCGGTAGTTGAAGTCAAACGAGACAAGTTAGCTTGGCCGCCGTCGATCATGCCCATCGAGTTGATCGGGTTGATGTCGTTGTTGCCAGTACCTGCGCGCAGGACGGACTTCAACAGCACTTCACCTTGGAACACGTTGCTTGGGCTCAACACCAGCTTAGTAGGTGTCAAACGGATACGCTTGCCATTGTTGTCAATAGCGTTGCGAATCTGAATGAGCATTTGCTCAAGCGAGGTTTGCGACAAGTTAGCAGCGGTGGTCAACACGTTGCTGAATGTGCCTGAAGCGATAGGGTGTGCGGAGTTAACCAACGACACGCCGTCACCGCCTGCGTACGAGCTATTGAAAGCGCGGTTCAGGATATTGGCACACAGGGTTTCTTTTGTCTCAATCAGAGACTGTGCCAAGTGCTTGGCGTAAGTCTGACCGATAGAGATATGGTCGCCGTCTTCCACGAGGACCTTGGTCAAGGCAAAAGCCAGGCCGTAGACCTTGTAGACGTAACGTGCATTGAACAGGACGCCACCAGATTGGTAGGTCACCGGCATGCCGTCAGGCAACTCAGGAGCCGCTCCGAAACCGTACAAGACGGGTTCTTCGTGGTAGTTACGTGGGATACCTTGACGCTCGGTGAAAACTTGTTTCCACTCGTCAGCGCGTTGGTTATACAAGCCATCGAACTCTTCGTTCAAGATGGGTTCGACGATGGACCTAAAGTCCGTACTGCGCATTGGGACAGCCATTTTTTAGCTCCTTCTTAGTAAGCGTTGATAGTGGCAACGTCCTGATGCTCAGAGATCTGAACCTGGACAATCGTATAAGCATCACCCCATGCGTTATCTGGACCGGGGGTAATTCCGATCACGCGCATTTGGGCAACGCCGCCTGAAGCCACAACTGAAGCGGTATCCAATGTGCATGTGCTAAGACCAATTACGGTAGAACCGGATGTGATCGAAGCAAAGTCAAATTGATTACCGATGTTGCTAATGTTTACAGAGCCATTGGCTTGGATCTGATAAACAATGGCGGGATCGCGTGTGATATACGCGGTCACATCAGTTGCAGGGGTGTTTGCAATAAACTTGTTGGATACACGACGGCGTCCATCGCTGTCGGTGAATTCAACACCCATGAAAGTGCCGACGAACGCATCGCCAACAGCAGCCGGAGTTACAACACCAGTGGAAGTATTGATCTTCACAGGTTGGTATTGCAGCAAGGTCACTGCCGCGTTATTCGCCAGCGTAAAGGCTGCCGGGCGCACGAAACCACTTGCGTGGTATACGGGCTGGAAGCCAAACGGTGTGCTAGTAGTAGACATGTTTGCTTTTCCTTAAAGGAGAATGAATGGATTGGTCATAGCTCTTCAAATTTAGCTCGACCAGGATTTTCGCGCAAGGCCTGAATACCATCACCCTCAATCACACGTCCGCCTGCAGCTGCTGCAGCTTCTTTAATGCCGTCCAAGATGGCTGTAAGCTTCTCATCCTCACGTGCAGGAGCGTCATGGTGAGCTTCTTGCATGAATCGTGTATAGAGAGACAAAGGCAGCTTAAATGCGAGCATCTCGTTGACACCAATAAACCCTTGCCATTCGCCCGTCTTGATGGTTACGTATTCCCAGCCAGGCACGTCTTCGGCTTTAATAGGTTGATAACCCAACCGAATCCGTTGTTGAATGGAATCTCGGGGGTTAGTGGTGGTTAACCAACATGTGTGAAAGCCAGGGATCCTTGGTAGATCTGGCAATGCGTCTTGGAAAAATTGAGATCTAAACATCTCAACACGATCTTCGTCGCTAATAGCACGGTCTTCAGTCACATTGCGGTCTGTGGCTCCACGTGATTGGCGGACAAGATCAGGGGATTTTTTTAAGCGTTCGTCGTTCATGTTCCTCACTCCTTTCAGCGAGATGAATTGTTTTCACGGTCCCACTTCGCGTACTGTTTTAAGTAGCGTTGGCGTAGGACGGGGTCTTCCCAAACTCCAGCATCCGTCATGGCTTGCTTGCGTTCTGGGGAGATATATACTTCACGGCGGGAAGACTGCGGAGCCTGATCCCTACTGGAACCAACTGGCGGACCTCTACGCTGTCCGCGGCGATCGTCGTCTTGACTGTCGTCATAGTTACCGCCTCCTTTCATATCTGGCAATCGCTTGGCCACTCGCTTGTCTAGTTCGCGCCAATATGCCTCTGTTTTTGGATTATAGCCAGCTTCTACAAGAGATTGATCTATTGCTAAAACAATCTTCGATGCCTCGTCTTTGGCGTTTGGATCATACCAGCTGTTCCGAGATACCCAGTCTTGAGCAAAGCTCGCGATTTGGGGATCAGGACCTGGCTGGGGAGCAGGGGCCTGAGACTGTTGGTGCAAGTCTTGGGCAACTTGGTTCTGTTGATGCTTTTGAATCTGAAGCTGCTGAACTTTTTGCATAGCAGCATCTCGAATTCGCATTGCTTTAGCAGCATCCTCACCGTTTCCGGCTTCGATGGCTTGGGCCATGATTCTTTCGGCTGCCTTAACTTCGGCGGCTGTATCAGCAATTCGAGCGTCAATATTGGAAATAGTGTTTCCAATAACATTCTTTTCGACCTGAAACATCCGTTTTTCAAGGTCTTCATTTCGTTGCCTCAGGAAGTTGAGCTCTGTCTTATCTCGCTCAATTGCCTGTTTTCTACGCGCTGCGCGATCTGATTTCTCTTCACGACGCTTGCGGCGTAGTTCTTCACGATCCTCGTTGTCTTCCGAGAGTTTCGCGTCCTCTTGGTTATCGTTGTCATTGTCATCATCATCATCCTCTTTAGTGGACACGGCAACAAATTCAACTTCCTGAGGCTTACCACCTTTTTGGTCCTCATCATCTTCGATGAGCATAGTTTCTCCGGCCATTGCCTGCTCCTTTCAGCAGTTAGATAAACGCACGGATCGCAGTGGGATCTCCAGTAACCTTGGCAAGAATGTCTAGGTCATTGAACATCACAAATTCGATCTCCTCGTCACCGGACCTTACGGTCCAACGATCACCGCCGTATTTAGGTGCACGGACGTAGGCACCAACTTCACACCAGGAGCCTTCAGGCCACGGTTCCATAGTGTTCCGATTCTTGTAAGCCAATGAACCAATCGCCACAACTTTAGCGATTTGTGTATTGCTGGCTTCTGTCTTTCTTGCTTCTTCAGGGATGTAGATACCGCCAGCCGTCTGGTTCTTGGCTTTGCGGACCTGCACAATCACGCGTGAGCCCAAAGGCTCGTGACAGCAGTCTACTGTTGGGAAGGCCTCGTCCAATGAGGCGTAATTAAAGGATATGGGGGTTTCAAGTAGCATTCGCTTCTCCGTATGCTGGGGTTAAAGATCTCGACTATCATTCTCAATATCACGATAGATCCGCTCAATCAGCTGCACGGCGCGATCAAGGCCAGCGTAGACGCCCTGACGTTTTCCGTATTCAAAGCCGATGTCCTTGCCTTCTGCTGTTTGCACTTTGATGGCCTCAATGGCCAGTGCTTGCTGCTCGGCTCGGATTGTCGTGATAATTTTTGCTAACACTTATCGGCGTCCACCCATAACGGTAGAGATCTGGTTAGGACCTTTTCCGCGTTGGCTGTTTGTGCCGCCATTACCGCCGCCTTCGCCTGTGACCTTTTCGGTCTTCATCTTGGGCAGGGTCTTGTAGTTAGCATCTGGCATGCCAGGTGTTGGTGAAGGATCGCTAGCGACCTTCTTGGCTTTTGGGTAGCCTTTACCCATGGCCATCTGCTTGTGTAGGCTGATTGCTACCATGACTGCTCCTTATGAACGTGGATTGGGGTTTATCCCGGTCCCTGTTGAGACCGCGATTCTTTCGCCAGTCGCCACCTCTAAGGCGGCAAGCTGCTTGGCTGTTTGGTTGTCGGACTCGTTCATCTCCAAGCGTGCCTGGATCTGAGCGCGAGTACGCTCGTCTTCGGCCTGCTGACGCATCATCTCGCGTTGAAGTTCGGCTTGCAGTTCTTGGATGCGTGCCTGGATCTCCATTTGCTTCTCTTGGCCACGTGCCTGCATGTCGGCCTGCTTGAGTTGAGCGTCTTGGGCCAGTTTTGCTTGTTGAGTCTGAGCCGTTGCCTGATCCTTGGCTTGCTGGTTTTGCAACTGCTGCTGAGCAATCTGGACGCTTGGATCCTGTGGAGGAGGCGGCTGCATCTGCTGCAAGGTCTGAATGGCTTGTTCGATGATCTGTGGGATCTGACCAAAGGCCTCTTGGCTTTGTTTAGTCACGACTTGGCTGGTTGTGGCCAGCAGCTTGTCAAGCGATTGCTTCTCCTCTGTCGTCGCATCTTTCTGAATCTCTCCAATGTCAACTTGCGCAGCATCAGAAGCTTCTTGGTAGATCTGCGTCGCATACCAAAGGACCATGTGCTCTTTAATGTGATCGAGCATCATGGGAATGAATGCTGGGCCAATGGCCTTGTTGTTGCCAAACATCGGATTGGTCAGGAAGTCCAAGTGGACTTGCAGGTGGGCCAAGTGATCCTGCTCAGGGAACGCCACAACAGGGCGGCGCATCGTCATCGCAATGTTCTCGTTGACTGCATTCAGCTCCAATGGCTTAGGTGCTGGCAGCAACAGGTCCTTGCCTTGAGGAACTTTTAGGCGCTCAAGGAACATGATCTCAACCTTGCGCAAGTCGTACAGCTGAGGCATCTTTTCGGCCCGCTGCATGACCGCTTGCACCTGAGCAAAGCGCTGGGCTTCGCTAAAGATGTTGGGGTCACTGACTGGCACAACGTTCATTGGGCCTTCGAAGTCGCTGCGCTTGACCAACAGTTCACCTGTGTCGTCGTAGACTTCTTCTTCGGTCAAATAGGTCTTGTTCAGGCGGAACAGCAGCTTCAGCACACGACCCATGGAGTCATGCAGACGCGCATGGATCGCTGAGAATACAACCATGCCTTGCTCAATGCGAGCCAAGGTTGTACCAACAGGCGTGTTGGCATTGCTGTCAGCCAGTTCTTCAAACGTGGTGCGGACAACGTTCTGGCTGGCATCTACCAGGAAGCCAAGCAACTGAAACAAGACCGCGCTTGGTGGGTTGTAAGGCATTGGCATGAGCATCTTGCGGATGTCGTCTTGGCCAAATGAACCTTCAATCTCTTTTACTTCGGTTGGATCAACACGGTCTGTTTGACCGCCTGTTCCTGACTTAAGCTTCAGCAAGCCAGGGAAGTTGTTGATATGGGCAGAGTCCAACAAAGCGCGCAAAGCACCTGTCGCAGCGGCACTTAGACCGCCGATCATGT